ATGTTCTGTATTAAGGATATTAGCATCTGGATGAGCCCAGTCAATAGTAAATAAATATTCTGCATTATATGTTTCACCCCTACTAAAATATTTACAAGATTGTCCTTTTAAAAAATCAAAGCAGATAATGCTAGGAAAATAACTAAATGAATTCCATAGTTCAAGATCTTTGAGATCTTGGTCTGGTACGTCTCTGCGATCAAAATTCTTTTGAAAAAAAGCGCTGATAGGTAATCTGTAATAGATTGCACCTGATTCAAGTATACAATGAAATAATATTGCGCGGCCAGATATGCTCGCAATACCAAAGACCACACAACTTTCAGTTTCTCCATGATGCTGTTTAAAGTCATATAAATATTCTTTTCTTACGTTACAATAAATCGGCGGAATATTAGCATTAAGATAAGACATAATCAATCATATATATCGCCCCAGTTTTCACCTGATTCATAATCAACTTTATTTGGAATATCTAAATCAATTGCACTTTCCATTATATCAACAATCTTTTTAGCATGTTCTGGAGATTCAACTGATATATCTAATTCATCATGAATTTGAATATGAGCAACAATTCCTTGCTTATATAATTCCAACATAGATTTTTTAGTCATGTCAGCAGCTGATCCTTGAATCAATTTATTTAAAGCCTTGTAAGTATAAGCTCGCTTGATCCCTGGTCCATGTTCCTGAAGTGCATCTTCATGAGGCATAGCTTTATGCATACCAAAACTATTTGGTTCCCATAAATGAAATCTACATAATCTACCAAGTAACGTTCTAATTTGACCACGCTCTTGAGCTCTATTAGACGCTGAGTTCATCAACTGTTTAACAAATGGAACTTTAGCATGATACTGATCAAAAAGTTCTGCAGCTTTTTCTTTAGATACACCAAGTTCAGCTTGTAGTTTTGCCTTACCCATTCCATAAAATAATCCAAGGTTAATTGTCTTAGCTTGTGATCTTGGAATGTTTGCCATATCAGCAACGATTTGATGGAAGTCTGTATCTGGATTATTTTTATATGATTCTATTACAGGATATACTGAAGGGAATTGATGCAACGATGCATAATGCACAACCAATCTAGGTTCTTGTTGTGAATAATCGAAACAACCCCATGTATGTTTTTCTTCCGGTAAAAATAAAGATCTAATTAATGGTCCAAGATCCTTGTTCCTTGCTGGTAGTTGCTGTAAGTTTGGATTATTGTAACTGAATCTTCCTGTTACAGTCCCACCTTGATCCGATCTAATTTGATTGATCTCCGCATGGATTCTTCCTTTGTGTTCGTACCTAATGATTGTATCAATAAAAGTTGTATGTGCTTTATTAATTTCTCTTGCTTTTGCAATCATTTGCACTATAGGGTTTGAGTGTTCTTGTAAAAAATTTTTAGTAAAGGATGGTGCCGATGATTTCTCAGTTCTATCATACTCTAAGCCAAGCTTATCAAAAACTGTTGCAATACTTCTTGCGGCCCAAATCTGGGGTTCTATCCCTGTTTCTTGTTTTACTTTTAATAACAATTCATTCTCTTGTGCTGTTAACTGTTGTTTCAGTTTGTGTGCACGTTCTATATCAACTCTTACACCTTTAAACCTCATATCAACTAGGCAAGGAAATAAATCAGTTTCTAAACTAAACACTGATTCTATATCTTGATGAACTATTTCTTTCTTAAACATTTGCCACAGTTCTAATGTAAGTTCAGCATCCTTTTCAGCATAAGCTCCAACTTCCATTGCTGGTAGTTGCCACATATCTTCTTTAGGATCTAATCCTCTAGACTTAGCTGCTTCGTTTAAAGCTGCCTCGCTCTTACCATAACCAAGGTAATCCCAAGACAACATATTTAAACTATATTGAAATCTATTCTCATCAATTAAAGATGCTGCAATCATAGTATCTACGATTAAACCATTAATTTTAATACCTAATTGCCTTATCCAACATACGTCATACATTGCATTGTGAAATATTTTTATTGATGGAGTTGCCATGGTATCTTTAAACCATGCCAAAACTTTCTTACGATCCATATTAGGACCTGACCCATGGGCTATTGGAAAATAAAAAGATCGTCCAGGAACAGCGACAGCTATACCAATTACTTCTCCATTACCTATAACAGAACCGGATCCTTTCTTTTTTAAATCTGGATCTCTTGTTTCTAAGTCTACTGCGATCTCATCATAAGATCTTAGATCAGGAAATTCTTCTGGTTCTACCCATTCTTTTTGTGCTTCAAATAGAGGTACTTTCATAATCCCTTTCAATAATCATTTCTATATAATGGATTGCTTTTAACAAATCCTGTTTCTTTCCTTTATCCTGGTGCCTGCAAATATATTTAATTGCATTGCCTTCAGCAAACAGTATCTTATTCTTATTGATAAATAAAGAGGGTTGTATTTTATATTTTTTATAATGTGCACCTCCTATTTGTTTAAAGAATGCTTTATTCGTCATAACTGATAACCATACCTTTCTTTTTTTGATTTAAATAAATAAAGATTTTCCATAGATCTTGTTACACCTACATACCAAACTCTATGTTCTTCATCTTGTTTGTCTACATTCTCAGCAGTAGCTTCTCTTATTTTCCTTGCATTATCTAATACAAGAATAACATTTCTACATTCTCCACCTTTTGCTGCATGAATTGTAGATACTTCTATTCTTGGTTCTTCAGATAATTTCTCACCATTAGATAACATACTTCTAATATATAATTCTTCATTAAGATCTATATTAACAAATGCATCATACCATTTAACATCTTTAGTAAATCCAAGATCTTCTATCTTAATAGTTAATTTGTTTTTAAATTTTTCTTCATTGAATGAACCTTCTAAATATTCATATATATCTTTACAATCAGCCACTGATATTTCATTTCCTTCCGTCAAGGAAGTCCATTTTAAAACTGATTTATAAAGTTTATTATTAAAACTCTTTCCATACATATTTTTAAAGTAAAGATTTTTTTCTTTTAATAATTTTGATATCTCCAATGCTCTATAAACAGTCCTAGTTAATATTAGCCATTTATCATTAGTCATATCTAAACTATCAAAATTAAATATTGATTCTACTTTTCCTTGAACAACATTTCCTTCCTTATCTTTCTTAGGATAGTATTTTTTTTCTTTTCTATTTCCTTGTATTCTATCTAAAATTATATTTGATACTTCTTGTACAGCCTGTGGAATACGGACTGATTGCTGTAATACTTCTTCTATTGCAGGTTGATCAATAAATCTATTAACATCAGCGCCAGCCCAAGCAAATATAGCCTGGTCATCGTCACCAGCAATGAACGTATCTTTTGATTTATCATTTAATATATCAAACATTTTCCATTGTATTGGAGATAAATCTTGTGCTTCATCAATAAATACAACATCAAATGATGGACATTTATCTTTGTTTTTTACAAATTGAGTAACCATGTCTGTATAATCATAAAGATTATAAGCTTTCTTATAATTTAAAAAGTTTTCATATATATTATTTAATACTTCAAAATCTACATTCCTGCTCCATTCATTCGTATTAAATTCATCTTCAATAGATATATTTTTAATTCGTGCTTTATTTATTAATTTAAAATATTCATCATCACAATTTAAATATCCTGTTTCTTCTTTATCCTCATAGTAATTTACTTTAATACCTAACTCCTTACCTAGTTGTTCGTAGTGTACTGGTTGCATTACATTCTCTTCTCTCATACCTAATGTATGAAAAGCTAAAGAATGTAATGTTTGAAAAAACTTAACATCAGATCTCACATAGTTTTTATTTATATTTAAAAATCTATTTCTAGCTTCCGCAGCTGCTTTCCTAGTAAAAGCAAAATAACCTATCTTATTTAATGGAACTCCTTTAATTAAATAATTATTTACTTCATTTAATAGTGTCATAGTTTTACCTGTTCCTGGAGGTCCTAATACTTTTTTTATCATTAAAATACATCCTCATTACCTTTGATTTTTATAATTTCTGTCTCAACTGGTTCTTTTAAAAGTTTCTCTACATTTATTTTCATAGTTATGACGTATTCATCTTGAGTATTTTTATCTATTGTTTTCGGAAATCTTTTTTGAATTCCAAATTCAGCATTGTATGTGTTCTTATTTGCTAATATCTCTGCTGTTTTTGCCTTATTCTCTTTCCATTCCTTATTTTGTAATGCATCATAGAAATTAGAATATTTAAAATATGCATACTTACCTTCTATTAAAATAGCTCCAGATTTAAATGAAGCATATGATTTTGCTTTTGCTCCATTAACATATTCTTTTAAATACTCATGAAGTAATTCTCTTGGTGTAGTTCCTTTAGGTGGATGTTGTGTTTCTTTTGGAGGAAATAAAGAACCAAGCATTGCTTCAAATTCATCACCCTTAACTTTAGGAACATATATATCAGCTGTTTTTATTATTAATGCTCTTAATTCTT